TTAGGTGATTGCATTGGAAAGCTAAACACTGTGGTGCTATCAGGCTTCATGACATCAGGCTCTGCTGGAATACCTTGTGCTTTCATAAACTGTGTCAATGGGTCTTTGTTATCACCACGAACAGTACGAATGTAGTAAGGATTATGACGAGCATGAATGCCTGACGCACTGTCAACTAACTGTGACACTGTACCACTAGGCTTGACGCATGTAATAGCGGCAGACTGATTGATACCCAACTTCTTACTCAACTCAGCGTTCACTTTGATTGCTTCATTTTTAAGTGACGCAAGAGTAGTAGCAATGTTTGTACCTAACTGCGATGACTTACCAGACATAAGCAGGTTATCCATGATACCTGTCAATGACACACCTAGTAAACGCTCTTCCTCTGTATTGTTCTGCCAAATCTTACGGATGTATTTAAAGTCCGTCAGCGTTGATTGGAACGTGCCTAGTATGGTTGCTAGTCTCACCTTGTTTGTAAGCGTCTGCTGCGTGTCTGAGGCTCTTACAACCACCTCTGAGAGGTTACAGAACTGGTAGGGGCGTAGGATAATCTCAGAGCAAGGGTTACAACCGAAGTCATGTTCAGCATCACGCCTACCATTCTTAGCTGCTTGCTTCTTAGCTGACTGACGATTGAAGATACCACGTTCACCTGACTTACTGTCGTACAGTGACATCCACTCGCGCATGAATGTACCCATCTGTGGCTTCTCTTTGTAGGCAACACTGTTGTTAGCCAATGCACGTTGTCCTTCATTCTCCCACCACTGTCCTGCCTTTGCATGACGCATCTGGTCATCATTCAAGTTAGACAGGCTGATGAGGGCAGACCTACGTACACCACCGACAACTACAACCTCACCAATCTTACACATGAGGTCATGGCATTCGATTGGGTATAGTCTACGACCCGCAGCACCTTTAAACTTCTCAATACAAAAGTTAAACAACTCAATAAGTGGCTGTGGTCCTGATGCCCTACCACCAAATGTCTTGAGCCTTGCACCTGCAGGGCGTACCTCTGACACATCCCACTTGGGAATTTGCCCAGTGTACAGCATAGCAATCAGTTCCTTCAGTGACTTTGCCCATCCCGGACGACTGTCGCCTACCTTGATTACGGTGTCTGTCTCATGAAAGTCTTCATTAACAATAGGTAACTTATCAACGCTATGACGTTCAACGCTGAACCCAACACCAGTGCCACACATTAAGATATACATAGTCTCGTCAAAGGCACGAGGGTTATCCACAGGTACGTATGAACAGTTGTATCCACCCACGTGGCAACGGTCTAGTGCTGGACCTGCTGTCATCAAGGCTCTCATGCTAGGCATGATGTCCTGATTGAGTACAGCTTCCTCTAGTTCTTTACGTGTTTCCTTTGTAATCTTATAACTGTGCTTATCACGAAGATGGTTTGTGATGTAATCAAAGTAACGAGACACTGTTTCCTGCCATGTCTCACGCCTTTGCTCATTTTCTTTCCATCGTGCATAGCGTGAAAGTGCTATGAAGTTTTGGTAGTCGGTTGGTAAATAATTGTTCATTAGTAACTCTCCATAACTGTTCGTATTGTTTTTACTCTGACACCATCAATATCATATATCATTTCTTCAAGTGCCTCTTCAAGTTCTTCATCCACTCTGCCATCTGCTGGCATAGGATATTCTTCATCGTCAATTAACAGTGTCATAAACACCTTAACGGTCACCATCATAGCAGCCTTCCACTTCTTGAATTAGACGATTAAGATACCACTGTGCTTTCTTCAAATCTTCTGAGCCATTCTTGTAGCGGTATCTCCACAGGTATTTAAGTATGTTGCCTTGCAGATAATACTCAAACCCCTCTCCTGTTGCAGCAGCAATAGCGTCAACGCATTCGATGCCTGACTTATTGTAATGTGCAGGATTATTTACCATGTCAGATTGTTTTCTGGCTTGCTTTCGCTTGGCTTCTTCCTCTGCTTCAAATTCTTCAATCATCCTTTTGTAATCTGTCATGTCAAGCACTCCCCTTCGTTCTACTTCCAAATGATAATGTCACCACATTGTCATCTATTTCTAACACCTTACCCCTATCACTGTCAACAGGAATATCCTGTTCTGTCATATTATCTTCTTCATAATCCATGACAAAGTTATGTACGGTATCGCGTATATCTTCATGTGTTTCCATCAGGGGTATTGTGCAAGCCACCATCTTAGTCAGGTGCAGTATCTGATAGTAGTCATCGTCTGACATGTTCTTATCGTCATTCGTAATGATGGCTACATCAATCTCGCCTGTCCACTCATTTGTTTCATCTGAGTGTGGGCGAATACGAATCAAAAAATCATTGTCTTCAATATGGTTGTCTGTGTCATCTGTCATAGCTAACTCCTTTGCTTTTTAGTTCCTGTAAATTTAACAAACTTTGGATGCTTGTTCTTCCCTTTCTCCTTTAGCCAATCTTCTGGAATGATGCGGTCATAGTATCTGAAACCATACTTGATACACCACTCAGCATAAGTTGACTTAGCACCCTTACGCAACTTGCGTCTGCTATTCTCAAACACAAACCGTATGTCTAATGTAGGATGCTGCCGCTGAATTGCAAGGTGCTTGCGTCTATCTGCGGCAGTAAACATCCCTTTAGATTCGATGATGATGCCATTGTCTAACACGAAGTCTGGTGTATAGGTGCGGTAGGCTAAGTCTTCCCACTCAATCTTGATACTCTCGTAGTCATACTTTGCTTTTAGGTTGTTAAGATACTCCGATATCTTTAACTCCAGCCCACTCCTATACCCATACTTACGTGCGGCTCTAAAGGCTTTATGATTGTGTACTGCCATAGTTTTTCAACTCCACATAGTTCACAATCTTTGGGTCTTTAGCTTTAGACATCACAGAAGGTCTTTCTATCAGGTCAGGCCAGCAAGCATTTCTGTATGAACAGAATCCACACTCCACACCTAGTACCTTATTACCTGTAGGCTTACCTCTGAATGTCTCTTCGACAGGTTCAAAGCATCGCTGTACTTCATCTTTCTCAAGAGCAAGTTTCGCTAACTTAACTTTGTCTATCTCCGCATCAATGTCAATACCAGTGGCAGGTACATATTTGAAATCACCATTGGCTTTATTGACAACCCACCAACCCCCAGCACTTTTGCCAGATGCTTTAGCATAACCAGCAAGCTGACCTATATAACCAAAGGGGTCACTGTCTTTTAACGTATCAAAGGAAACAAACTTATTACGGTATGACCAATCTGATGCCGACTTAATATCGTCAACAGCACCATCAATAACAATATCGTATGTTCCATTAATAGTGGTGTCATTGATTTCCAGTGATACTTTATCTGAGTCTTCATATTTAACTCCTGCTTCTACCAACAAGCCCTTGAACACTGCTTCAACGATATCACCTAGCATCATGTTAATCATAAAGGTTGTTGGCTTTGGTAGTGCCTTGTCAGGGTGGTTCTTCTCAAACCATAACTGACATGGTGGTCTACCAATGTTGGACATACGAAGAGTAAACTCGTCACGCTTACTCTCCCCACCAAACTGACGCTGCAATGCATCCGCTATGTCACTGGCTACTTGGTCTATTGTCTTCTTAGACATTCGTGTTTTGCCCTTGACCGCATCTTCCAGATACTGATGCAACGACAGTTCAGCAGGATGGTTCATTACGCTACCTCTTCTTCAACTTCAATATCGACTACCCCTTCAATGTCGATACTGTCTAAGTCCTCATCGTGCTTACTAACAGCCTTCTCTGCGTAAGCATTGATGATGTAGGTATTGTAATTCTCTACCCATGACATGAAGTCAGCAAACACTGAATGCTCATTGTCTCCAAGGTCAAGTGTCTTAGTAACATCAAGTGACACGACAGGTAGGAAGAAGCTATTACCGTTAGGCAGTTTGCGTTCCTCTGTATTGCCAAGCACATGATGCTGTACAGGTAGTCGCTTCATCTTGCCTAGCTTGTTGAAGATAGTGCCTACATCCTTGAATGCGTCACGATTCTCAATCTCCCAGATGAATGCAGTCTCACCTACCTCAACAGGATTACCCTGTTCATCAGTAGGATTAATTAACTCAACTGTGCCAAGCATTACACGAACACGTTTAATCTGCTTGATTAGTTCCTGTGTCTTCTCAGGCAGTGACTTGAAGTCTTCGATGTAACCCGCAGGTTTACCACAGTTGAAGCCGCCATCATTGTCCTTGAGGTCAATGTTGAGGTTATCAGCCATGACTGTCTTCACGTAACGATTAGGAACATTACCATGCCCCTTGATGAAACGCTTGTACATGAAGCGTTGCAAGTATGGGCGAAGATTTACTGACTGTGCGTAGTAAGTCGGACCGTCAGGAATCTCCAGCTTGTATGTGCCAGCAGGAACTACTTCCATGTTGACGTTCTTGCCGTTGACATCGGCAGTACCCATGATAGCAGAGTGATTGAGGCGTAGTCGTGCCAGTGTGCTAGACTGCTTCTTTGCATTAGCATCCGCTGACATGCCCATTGCCTTTGCCATCTCTGCAAAGTTGTTAGTGTCAATTGTTGTGATTGATGTTGTCATATTTGTATACTCCTTATATCAGTGTCAAAGAACCATAGTTATATCAGGCTACGTCTTTAGTGTCAAGCCAATTATAACCAATTTTTGCTTCAAGTAATAATGGCACGTTAAACTGTACGCCCCACCTCATTACTATTAGGTTTGGTAAATCGTCATTAGTCTTGTTGATGATATCAATTACACTCCTTTCCTCATCTGGGTGAACATCAATGACGATACTGTCGTGAACACTATTTACCACACAGGATTGCATACCGTCAAGTAATTTATCTATGTGTAATAGTGCCACAGGTACGATGTCTGCCGTGGCGAATGACTGCACAGGATAATTCTTTATCTGTGTAAAGTGCGACACCCTGCCACGAACATTACGTTTTACATCAGGAAATGAGAACTCACGACCTGATGGGGTTGTTATCTTACGAGTGTTTATAGCTTCCGAAGCCAGTCGGGTGTGCCAATCTGCGACTCCTTGGTACTTGTCGTTGAAGTGTTCGTAGTACGCTGCTTCTGCCTTCGTTCTTCCAAAGCCTGTCGCTCCATATAACGGTGCGAACGTATGCGCTTTAGCATCCTGCCTACTCGTAGGTTGACCAGCGGTACTAATAACTTCAGCGGTGTATGCATGTACATCAAATCCAGTAGATACTTCTTCAATTGCAACTCCATCTTGTGATAAAAATGCGGCGGCGCGAAACTCCAACTGCGCAAAGTCAGCCTCAAGTACCTTGCCACCCTCGAAACGAGACACGAACACCTTCTTCACAGGAAACGTACCACCTCGTGGCATGTTCTGCATGTTAGGGTCTGCCCCACTAAACCTGCCTGTTGCGGTGCGATGCTGTAATAAACGTACATGCAACTTACCATCAGGCTTGGTATGCGTTTGTATGCCATCAACGAATGATGACAGGTATGTCTCGACAGCAGACAGTCTACGTACTTTAGACAGGAAGTCTACTGCATCATCCATACCGTGTGTCTTGGCTGATGCCTCAAGCAACTCAAGGTTTCCCTTGCTAGTACTAAAGCCATTGGCACTAGCCCACTTAGCTGATGGTGGCTTGAACTTTAACCCAGCGACTTGATTAGTAGGATTAAACACATAGCCAATAGCGTCACAATCAGTACATCTGTTTGCGTTAGCATATAAACTTCCATCTTTCCTCACCTTTCTAATTCTACCAGCACCTTTGCAGGTAGAGCATTGAACAGCCTTGGTCTTGTACATACGTTCTGTGCAACCTGCAATCAGGCTACGAAACTCTGCATCATCCATGTAAGGGTCAATGGCACTGCCCCAATAAGGTTTGTCCAACACCTTACGGCTGTATATCACCCAAGACAATTGCTCTGGGCTGTTAAGATTGATAGGTGTGTCACCCATTAGATTACGAACATGCTGTTGCAGTTCAACCTGTAAGGTATCACGCTCCTGCTCAAACTGAGTACGCACATCGTTGAGTGCTGTCATGTCAACAGCAAAGCCACGCTGATAGATACGTGCCAGACACACAGCTACCTGATTAGTCAGGTCAACAGTACCAATCAAGCCACCATCGTCCTTTGTATTCAGACGATACATCAGCTTGTCAGCAAGTTGCTGTGTGGCATGAAGGTCAGCAGATAGATAGTGTGACAACTCGTCATGCGGTATATCACGAACACTGTACCCCTTCTTGAAATACTCCTTCAATGTGTCCTGCTTCTGTGTGTCCAACTGATAGCGTTCAGCACAAGCCTCAAGTGATAGTGGCTCTTTCTGCCCACGCTGTAGGACGTACTCAGCAAGCATTGTGTCAAAGACAGGACCATCATACGTGAACCCACTCTCCCACAGCCACAGCAAGTCGTGTGCGGCATTGTGGCATATCAGAACTGTAGCCTTGTCCAGCCATTCCTGTACAACTGTATGCCCAAAGTCATCCGCATCAACCTCACTGTGGTCAAAGGTCACGTGACGTTCCACGCCTTGGTCAGTAAGCATACCCACCATCACCAGTGTATTGTCTGGCTCGAAGGGGTCAAGGTGCATCTTCTTGTCATGCTTTGTGACCGTGTTCTCTACATCAAGTGTTAGCTTCATCCTTCGTACCTCGCTGTCAAATAGTCTAGGTTACAGTTTACCATACCGTGATAGCCATTCAACTTGTTCTTCACGATGTTGACATGACGCAGTGGGCTTTCTTCTTCCTGCCCTTCCACAGATGCGGCTTTACCAATCAGTAACATCAGGTCAGCCTCTGCCGCCTTACCTGTTCGGCTACCCTGCATCATACTCTGGTTGAGTGTGGTACGTCCTTCTGCATCTGCACTCAACTGTGACATGTAGAATACAGCACAGTCATACGTCTT